ATGGAAACCAATCGGAGTCTCAGGATACCACTGTAATTCCCACAGCTCATCTGTGTCAATACACTTTTGATAGTCCTCAGGTGAAACAAAATCATCCTTGTCCATACCAATGTATTCGAGAACATGCTGTTCAACTGTCTCATAATAATCTTTGTGTTGATTATGTGTGAGATACAACCCAGCTTTATGTTTTGGTAAATTCATTTCACTTCCTTAAAAAATGCGCCGTAAGCTTCTTTTCGAGCTTCAGTAGCAAGTTTAGCAGCTGTTTCAAAATCATCGTGTCTTCCTAAGCTTTTCTTTTGCCCGTCAACGGTAATGTAAGCATACCATTTCCTACGGTCTTCCTGCCAGCTTACCCCTTTAACACCCGAAGTATTATGGGAAAAGTTGCCTGTGTTCCGTAAGTTTTGCTTGTGCGTACAAGCCCTAAGATTCTCAATTCTGTTGTTCTTTGGGTTTCCATCAATATGGTCAACTTCTTCAGGCCATTCATTTGTGTGCATAAAGTAAACCAATCGATGAATACGGTACAAGAAGTTGTCGTAGCAAACCACAGAATATCCATCATAGCGTTCGTATCCTACGATAGTCCCTGCTTTGGATCTATTGCTTGTGGTTACTTTTCGTTTAAGCGTTCCATCTGGAAGATACTCAAACAACTCATGGGCTTTTTCAAATGTAATCATAGAGTCTCCTTAAAAGTTCTAATATACCTTGAAGTGTATCCATTGTCAAGCTTTATTTTAGGTTCATAAAAAGACCAACCTGAGCAAAGCTATAACCTATCCACATGATACCAGCACCCATGTCACCCTTGAGCCACTGCATCACGCCCACGACAGAGTACCCTACACCGATAGTGCCTACGATGATCATCTCAATCATTTGAGTTCTCCAAGGCTTCTTTAACTGCAAAGAAGGCACTACCTATAAGCTGTGAAGCTTCGTAGTCTTCATCCTCATTTGTTGCAGAGAGATACGAATAAAACGCTTCAGCTGCTTTCTTTAATGCTTCATCTTTTGTGATCATGTTATCTCCATGTCAATTTCAATCATGCGTCCAGTGTGCATATCGTACTTCAGGGAACACGCTGGCCCTGTGAGACCGTTGAAACGGTTCTTAGCCACTGCAACCTTGGTCGTGTGACGGATCTCAGCGTCAGGGCTCATGGAGTTGCGCTCAAGAGTGATAACAGCGTCAGACAACTGAGCGATAGCACCAGAGCCACGTAACTGAGATAAGGATACCGATTCACCGTCTTCATGGCCTTTGTTAGATGTGCTAGGGCGCTTCAGGTGGCTAACACAGATTAGAGTAATGTTCGTTTCCTGCACTAGAGTGCGTAGACGGGTCATCAGTACATCAATAGACTTCCGCTCATCATTCCCGTCCATACCAGAAACAACGAGAGATATATGATCGAGAAACACCACACGGCAATCGCAAGCACGCGCCATGTACCTGATTCGATTGAGAACATTATCGATGGCAAGAGAGCCGAAATGGTCAAAGAGAAAAACACGGTTAGTCCCAAGAGTAGCATCGAATGCCTCCTTTAATTCACGTTCGGTAACAGGGGTGTCTGGCAGATGAAGCTTTTTGTTTGCGTGTAAGGACATAATTGACCTTGCGGTTTTTCGCACTGACTCCTCCAAGAACATCCCACCAACATTCCACTTTGTTGTTTCGAGGATGCGGTAGAGGATTTCTCTAAGGAACTGACTCTTCCCGAGGCCCGATCCAGCTGTAACTGTAATGAGTTCACTTGGTCGGATACCATATAAAAGCTCGTTAAGCCCTTTGAAGGGGTAAAATGCGTCTGCGACGGGTTCAGGCGTACATACGCTGTCCCAAAGCGTTGAGGCTTGGACGATCCCATCTGGTACGTAACCCTCAGCTCTCCACCATTGGTTAACGTATTCGCTTCCTCGTCCGTTAATGAGGTAATCACAGGCATCCTTGCACTCCTTTAAATGTTTGACTATTTTAACCTTATTTCCGAACAGTTCAGCAACTTCCTTAGCTGCCTTCTGACCAGGCTCATCAGCGTCGAAACAGATCACAATAGCCTCGAAGCTATCTAGGTACTCATACTGAGCCTTGCAGTCTTTAACAGCCGCTGAAGCCCCATTACGGATGCTCACAGTAGGCCACTTGCTGCCTGTCATCTGATACGAAGCCAAGGCGTCTAGCTCACCCTCGACAATGGTTACGAACTTACCACCCTTTTGGAATAAGCTCTGCCCAAAGAGTGTAGCGTTGGTGAAGTTACCTGCAATGGAGAATGTCTTATTCTCAACTGAGCGGATCTTCTCTGCTACACGAGCACCTGATTCGTCAAAGTAAGGATAGTAGTGTTTGCCTGTCTCCTGTGTGACACTAAAGAACTCGCAGGTCTCACGCAGGATACCCCTGTCAACTATGGCCTTCACCTCGCCTGTCTGTTTCATCTGAAATACCTTAACTGTTGTTGTCGTTGAGCTGCGGGGACTAGTAATGCTATCTTCCTCTCCTGCCACATAGGTGTTACAAGCATGACAGTACGTGTGTCCGTCATCGTATAAGCTATTGGCATCACTTGAGCCACACTTAGGCTGTTCACATGGTATATGCTTTAGGAACTTGGACGCTACCTTGAGAGCATTAGATGTCATTGTAGTCCTCATCTTTAGGTTCTATCCCTGTTCCGTGGCAGTTACGGCACGATGCCCCATCGTAGTCACCTTCACCGCAACCATGACACCATGAGCACTCTTGCTCTTCATCGTCGTCTTGCTCTTCAAAGCAGTCGTCGTCATCATGTCCATTAATCATTTCTTTACCCTTTCACGCCGAGAAACCGGCTTAATTGTCAACAACCACGCCTCAAACTTGGCGTCCACTTGTGCTGCCGTAGGCCTTACCCTCGGCAATGGCTTAGGCACGACCTTCTTTTCATAGGTAGGCCAAGGTGCACTAGGCGCTAGTACTGTTTTCATAACCTTGTCCCCTGTCACTTAAGTGACACCTTGATAAGCGTTAAGACAAAGACAAATAAGGCCATCACCATTGGATGTCTCCCATTGTCGCCCTTAAGTCCCCTATGACTTTCTCCCATCCGTACACTTCAATCAAAGACACAAACGCTTGAACCGTGTTGACGTAGTGCATTTCCTCCATGACTTCATCAAATTCCTGATTGTCTTCCTCTTTGTCAATTAACAATGCTTTCATCTTTCCCATTTGGTATTCCTTTCAGTCATGAGACCCCCTTTTACTTTAATGTAGTTTTAAAGATAAACAATAGAGTAGTATTTACTTTAATGTATTCTTTAATGTCATAGAAGTTCTTAAACTTCATAGTCATCTCCAGAGTCATTAGAGTCTACTACATAGCTATATAGTGCATCAATGTCTTCTAGGGAAGGCATAGTGTCCATATCAGCTTCATCGTCATCATCGACATCGAGGTCTTGCTCAGTCATCAATGACCGATTGTCAATAGTCGGGATGATTGTCTTCACATCCTCAAAGCAAACTTTACATAAGTCTAAGAACTGAAATGTAATAGCATGTTTACGTGTCGCTTCAAAATCAGATAGCAGACGGTCGCAGTTTACGCAGTGCATTTTAAGAGTCTTTCATGGTTCACCCTTGTCAGGGTATTGGTTGATATTTTTCATGGGCTTCCTGAGCCGTTAAACGTGATTTAGACGCATAATTAGGCCATTCAATCCATCGTTCTTTAAGTTCTTCAAGATAATCAGTCCCAAACATGTGAACTATGAGGTCACGTGCAAGGGTATCGCCTTTATCAAAATAGGCGACTTCAAGCATACACAAACCATAAAAGCCCATCAGCATAGAAACCCCTCAATCATAGGTGAATCAGGTACTTTTGCCCTTTGTTGTTCGTCATACTCGCGTTGTTGCTCGGGCGTCCACGGCTTAGGCGGACACTCAGACGGAAAAGGCCAAGAGGGTTGTTGTTTATTTACCACGTTCATTATATTCACCACAGATCATGCTCCAACATAAGGTCAACGAGATAGCCAATGATAATAATTGTCATTTCATTCCCCCAAGTCATAATCTAAAGTGTCTAAAGCATCCCCAAAGTTATCCCACTCTCTCATCGTTTCTATATCCATCTTGTATAGCTCATTGAGAATAGGTGAGTACTTTTCTAGTACTTCTTGTGATTGTTTGATCAATGCTAACAGCGTGTCACGTGTGTTCACGAGTTCATCTGTCAACGGGTTGCCTTCAAGCCATAATCGGCGCTCTAAGGCAGTGAATTCGTTATTGTTTAGCATGGGTTACCCTTTCTTGATTGTGAAGCTGTCAGGCGTCAATGTCTTATCCATGAAATACCCTTTCTTGCAATACTCAGGCGCGTTAACGTCAATCCAGTGCTGAGCACGCTCCAAAGTGTCACAAATACAGTGAACGGCCAATGGGTTGTTTTTCTCAATGACTTTAAACATGATCAACCCCTTTGTGCATAGTGTTTAAACCGGTTTTAAGGGCATTTTTAGCCACTTTTTTGACCTTCAGGCGTGCATGGTGCTCGCGTACACTTTGACGCCATTTTAACGACAATCCCGAGGGTTCGGGCGCCAGTTTATCCAATAGGTTTACAATACGCAGTGGCGCATCATAGTAATATGGCCCGCAGTGTTCGGACAATTCCTTATATCCGAATTCACCCCTTCGCATTCTCCAAAGGCAAACCATAC